TATTCTGAAGGAACTTATATATTCTCAACTCCAATAGATATAGGTGCAGTTTATACTTCAAGAGTAACTGCTTCTATTACACAAACATCAGATAACTTAGATGACTTATTTGATTTAAGAACTGGAGATTTTGATGACGCACAATCTAACTTTGATGGTGATACTCCTGCTAATTGTAATGCTCATATTGAGATTGCTTTATCTAATGACAATATAACTTATACTACATTTAGAAACTTTGTAGTTGGCGATTACACAGCAAGATATTATAAATTTAGAGTAACATTAAGATCATTTGATTTAGCATCTACTCCAGTTATTAGTGCTTTGTCAGTAAGTATAGATATGCCAGATAGAATATTTAGTGGAAATGATATTGTTTCAGGAACAGGAACTTATAATGTTGTATTTACTTTACCTTTTTATTCAAATTCTTATGCAGTTGGAATAACAGCACAAGGATTAAACACAGGAGATTTCTTTACAATTTCAAATAAAACTGTTAATGGTTTTGATGTTGCATTTAAAAATAGTGGCAATTCAGGAGTTACTAAAACTTTTGATTATTTAGCTAAAGGATATTAGATAGAATATGGCACAACACGATTACAATATAGCAAATCAGGGTTTCCCTGCATTTAGAACAGATTTAAATAACGCATTATCGGCAATTCAAACAACAAATTCAGGAACATCTAGACCATCTGGTGCTGTTGCTGGTCAGCTTTGGTTAGATACAACTTCTCCAACTACACCTACATTAAAATATTATGATGGTGCTGATGATATATCTTTAGCAACTATTGACCATTCTGCTAACACAGTAAACTGGTTAGATTCAACAGTATCAATTACTGGACTATCAACAACTGCAACTGGAACAGTTTTAACACTTTCAGATTCAGCAAATACAACAACAGTTAATTTAATTTTAGACAATCAAAAAGAAATTCGTTTTAGAGAAACAACAGCTAACGGAACAAACTATGTAGCATTAAAAGCACCTGCTAGTGTTAGTGCTGATTTAACTTTTACTTTACCTGCAACTGATGGAACAAGTGGACAAGTTCTTCAAACAAATGGTTCAGGAGTTTTATCTTTTGCAACAGTTGGTGGTTTAGCTTGGCAAACTATTGTTACAGGTGCAACTTTAACTGCTGTCGCTAGTAGAGGATATTGGATTGATACAACATCAAATGCTTGTACAGTTACATTACCTGCTTCTGCAACTAACGGAGATACAATTATTTTAGCTGATTATGCTAGAAAATGGGGAACTAATGCAGTTACAATAAATACAAACTCTTTAAAATTTCAAGGAAACACTTCACCAAATCCTATTTATAATACATCTGGTCAATCAGTTACATTAATTTATTCTGGTGCAACACAAGGTTGGATTCCAACAGTTGATGATGATGTAACTTTAGAAACACCACAAACTTATTCAGTAGATTTTTTAGTATTAGCTGGTGGTGGAGGGGGTGGTGGAAACGCATCAGGTGCTAGAGGTGGTGGTGGTGGTGCTGGTGGATTTAGAACATCTACTCAAACAGTAAATATAGGAACAGCAATTACAGTAACAGTAGGAGATGGTGGAGCAAAAAATACTTCAGGTTCAAATTCTTCAATTTCAGGTACAGGATTAACAACTATAACTTCTGCTGGAGGTGGTGCTGGAGCAGAAGGTGGTGTTACTCCAGGAAATATAGGTTTTTCAGGAGGTTCTGGTGGAGGTGGTGCTAATGGTGGGCCAGGAGGTGCAGGAGGTGCAGGAAACACACCAAGCACATCACCAAGTCAAGGTAATAATGGTGGATTAGGTCTTGATTCTCCCCCATTTTATGGAGCAGGAGGTGGAGGAGGAGCAGGAGCAGTAGGTGTAGATGGAACAAGTTCAGGTGGTGGTAATGGTGGTGCTGGATCAGCTTCATCTATAACTGGTTCATCTGTAACAAGAGCAGGAGGAGGTGGGGGTGGAACTCAATCAGGCCCAACACCAAGTAGTGGTGGTTCAGGGGGTGGAGGTGCAGGTGGTAATAATTCTAGTGGTACTGCTGGTACAGCTAACACAGGAGGAGGTGGAGGTGGAAATGGTCAGACTGGTGATGGTGGTGCAGGTGGAAAAGGTGTTGTTATATTAAGTGTACCAACTGCTAATTACTCATCTACTACAACAGGTTCGCCAACAGTTACAACATCTGGTAGTAACACAATTTTACAATTTAATGGTTCAGGGAGTTACACAGCATAATGGCTAGTTTTGCAAAAATAGGATTAAACAATAAAGTAATAGAAGTTCTTTCAGTAGTTAATGAAGTTTTAAAAGACTCTAATGGAGTTGAACAAGAATCAATAGGAATTGATTTTTTGACTAAATTAACTGGTTGGGCTATTTGGAAACAAACATCTTACAATACTAATGGTGGAGTTCATTCTTTAGGTGGAACACCTTTTAGAAAAAATCATGCTGGAATAGGATATATTTATGACGAAGATAGAGATGCTTTCATTCCTAAAAAACCTTTTAATTCTTGGATATTAAACGAAGATACTTGTCTTTGGAACGCACCAGTTGCTTATCCAACAGATGGAGAGTTATATACTTGGAATGAATCAACATTGACTTGGAATTTAGTATAAGTATAGTATTTTAAAAAATTAAAGGAAGGAAATGTCAGAAGTAATCAAAGAACCTAAATTTGAAAATTCATCTTGGAATTTTGAAATAGACCAAATTAATCTTTACGCATTTTGGAATAACGCATTTTCAAAAGAAGAATGCCAAACAATTATTAATATAGCAAAAGACAAAGGTTTAATTAAAGGAAAAACCATAGGAGAATCTGATGTAAGAGATTCTAAAATATCTTGGTTATATACTATTGATAAAATGGATTGGGTATTTCGTAGAGTAACTGACATTACATTAAACCTTAATGAAAGATTTTTTAAATTTGATTTATTTGGAATAAATGAAGGATTCCAATTTACAAATTATGAAGCACCATCTGGCAAATATGGTAAGCACGTTGATAGAGCAATTAATATGCCAGTAAGAAAATTATCTATATCTATACAACTTACTAATGCTGAAGAATATGAAGGTGGAGAACTCAAACTTTATAATGGAGATGATGAAGAAGCTAAAATTATGAGTAAAGAACAAGGCACATTAATTATATTTCCTTCTTATGTATTACACGAAGTTATGCCAGTAACTAAAGGTGAAAGAAATTCTTTAGTAACTTGGGTAACTGGAAAACAATTTAAATAATGCCTAAACTATCTTTGGAAGAAACTATTAAAGCATACACTAATGAAAATGGTTTTTCTTGGGGTATTAATACAGTAATGAAATCTTTAGCACCTAATATTAGCCACGACTTAACTTGTGCTGGTGAATTTATTATAGATAGATGGGATTCTCCTTTGCCACAACCAACATCACAAGAAATAAGAGACGAATATATTAGACAACAAACTATTGCAGAATGTATAGAATACTTTAATAAGGTTAAATGATTACATTAATAATAGGTTTAATAATTGGAGTGTTTCTAGGTTGGAAATACGAACTAGCTATTAACGACTTTATAAAATCAATTAAAATACATTTAAACATCAAGTAGTCTTGAACTTCGTATGTTGCAACATTATATGTTGGCAATAACAAACGGAGATAACAATGCTAAACTATTCAGACTTTAAAAACTATTGGACTAAGTTCTACGCAGATGCTTTTGAAGATGCTAAAACATTTTGGAAAGACTATGCTAAGAACGTAGAACAGTTCTACAAAAAATAACTTTATTAAAACACAATAGTTTGATATTAGTGCATAAAATTTAATGTGCATTTTCAAACTTTGGATTGGTGGGTGCGTCTTGCTAAAGTCTTGCAAATGCTTAAAAGACAATGGCAAGAACACAGAACGAAGAACTAATATCTCTAAAGGGACATATCACAGGAATTAAGAGAGAAGTTAAATTACTTGGTTGCTCAGTATATAAATTAGAAAAGAAACTAGAAACTTTATTCTGGTCTATCCTTTGTGGACTAGGTGCTTTATCATTAGCTTTA